AAGTCGCTAAAAAAGACATCTCCGCGCAACAAGGCGTGGTGGCTTATCGGCGGGGTAGTAATCGGCTCCGTAGCCACCTATGGAGCATATAAGGCGTTCGATGAAAGATAAAGATTTAAATCATATTGCCGCGATAGAGAAGGCAATAGCAGAAAAGTATGGACCCGAAGCAATTGCCAATCCAAAAGCGAATTGGGACGAGACCAAAGAAAAAAAATACCTCAAGCAGATGAGAGAGCTATATCAAAAACATAAGAAAAACGAAGAAGCAAATGAGAAAGTTGATATTAACGGTATAAAGGTATCAAAAAAACTACTTAATAGAGAAATATTATTACACTGTTTTGTTTGTGGGGCTTCTGCAAGGAAAGCAATAGACAATGTTTGTCTTGTTAAGTTTGATTGCTGCAATAATTGTTATGTTAAGTACGTAGAAGGACGAGAAGAGAGATGGCTTGGAGGATGGCGCCCAAATGAAGATTAAAAAAAGTGATATAAAAGAGGCCATCATTGGCGCCCTGAACGAACAAGAAGAGCCGTCACCGGCAACACAAGATAAAACAAAATTTAAACGCAAATCAATGGCAGCATCATCATTTGCAAAAGCCGGTAAGGCACAAAGAACAGAAGCAAATCCTGAATTAACAAATCTAGAAAAGGGAATTGTAGATCAAATAAGTAAATTTCTTTTAGAGCTTGCCGAGATGCCCGGTGTTGATTTAAGTTCAAAAAGAGTGGTACTCCAAAGAGTATTTGATTTACTCAAAAAGCGAGTGGGCGCCCCAGAAGCAGGAGAACAACAGAGCGTTACAGAAATGTGCGGCCCTGCGCCGTCACAAGAGACACCGACGCATTCAGCTTCTGTGGATGGCCATGGCGAAGGCCGCATGGCAAAATCACAATTATATCGCGCCGCAGAGTATGCAACAGAATTAGAACAGATGATAGAGGATGGAGAAGAGCTAGATGCGTGGGTACAGGCAAAGATCACTAAGGCATCTGATTACCTTTCTTCTGTTAAACACTATTTAGAGTATAAGAAAATGAGAGGAGACCAGTAATGGCAACCGTATACGAAATTGTACAAGGGCTTTCGCAGGCCGCAGCTAATGCCTATGATGGAGCATTAGATGAAAGTGGAGAGCCTTTGCTCGCAGGGCTCCAAAGAGAAGAGGGCAATCCGCTTCTTGATAAGAGAGTGATGGATGGATTTAATGTTGTGTTTTATGGGAACATGATGTGCATAGGATATCATTCTGAAATTCAACTTAAGGAAGTTTATACTAAGGGTTTTGAATCTGATGTAGAGCAGCGCGTAGCCGACGTAGCTTCTTTTCTTCGAAAAGAGTATCGCAAAATTACCGGCAACACTGTTTCATTAACCAAGAAAGGCGAAATTGACATCCGTGTTGAAAATTCTTCCCGGGTACGCTCTTGGGTAACAGCCAAGATGCACTATAAGGTCGGTGGCCTATCCGCGGATATGCAGAACTATCCCGAATCAGGACCCAGTGTTGAGCGTAGTTGGGTAACGTTTCTCAATCAAGGCGGCTGGAAGGGCAAACGCCCGAAGAATGATACTCGCCCTAAAAATAGCGGAGAATAATCAGAATGAATATTTCTCGTAACGATCTTTATCGCATTATTCTAGAAGAATATCTGAAAGAAGAAGGGGTCACAGAGTCAAAGGCTGCCCTGGATCTGTTGCGAAAGATAAAAGGTGATCCAGACTATGATCCTCGCAAAGACCCCGGCGCCCCCTCATACAATCCCGACTTTAAAGGAGGCGATGAAACCGTTGCTGACGAGCCACCGACGGCCGACAAAACCTATCCTATGGAAAAGCCATTCCGCGCCGAAATGAGTCAAGATGAACTTGTTGTCACAATTGGGGAACTGATTCAGGGAAAGGGTCCCGAAGAAGTATCAGAGATATTTGAACTGGTTTTTGAAAAGCTTCCCGGCGTCGATCTCGGCGAACCAGAAGAGGAGGAGCCCGAATCGCTTTACACCCCCGGCGCCGAAGGGCGCCCAGTGGCAGGCTTCCAACTTGAGGAGCTTTTGTCTTTAATTAAAGAGGTGCTGGCAGAAGGCCACTATTTCGACATGGGCGCCCCAGATGAGTTATACGACGTATCAGATCCAGAGGGTCTTAATCAAAAATCTGACGATGAATTAATTCAAATGATGCATGTCGAGGGCATGGAGAAAATGATTGTTTTAGATGGAGAAGGCAATCTCGCCAACAGGGATGAGGTTGTTGCGGCACTGAAAGATGTATGAGTTTTCAATTAGACAAAAAAGCGCAGGTCAAGGAAATATTAAAGTGCGGTAAAGATCCAATTTATTTTCTCAATACATATGCCCGCATATCACATCCGATGCGCGGCCTTATTTTATTTAACACCTTTGATTACCAAGACGATTTGTTAAAATATTTTAATGATTATCGTTTTAATGTGATAAACAAAGGCCGCCAACTTGGCATTTCAACACTTACAGCCGGTTATATTGTTTGGATGATGTTGTTTCATCGCGACAAATCTATTCTTGTTATGGCAACCAAATTTGAAACTGCTGGCAACTTGGTGCGCAAAGTTAAAAGTATTATGAAATACTTGCCTGATTGGGTTCGTATCGCAAAGATCTCAATTGACAACAGAACGTCCTTCGAGCTTTCAAATGGATCTACTATTAAGGCTGCCTCAACCTCGGGCGATGCCGGCCGCTCCGAAGCATTGTCGCTTTTAGTGCTTGATGAGGCTGCTCACATCGATGGGCTAGAAGAGTTGTGGACCGGTTTATATCCCACGTTATCAACTGGTGGTCGGTGTATCGCCATTTCAACCCCAAATGGCGTTGGGAATTGGTTTCATAAAATTTGTGTTGGCGCCGAATCTGCCGAAAATAATTTTAAATTAACAACTTTTATGTGGGATGTACACCCCGAGAGAGATGAAGAGTGGTTTAAGAAAGAGACAAAAAACATGTCCAAGCGCCAGATTGCACAAGAGCTTGAATGTAATTTCAATACTTCTGGCGAGACCGTCATTGATTCAGATGCCATGGAATGGATAATGTCTAATATTCGCGAGCCGAAATATCGAACAGGCTTTGACCGCAACTTCTGGATTTGGGAAGAGTACGATCCTGCGTACAATTATTTACTAGTTGCAGATGTTGCTAGAGGCGACGGCGCAGATTATTCCACATTTCATATTGTAAAAGTAGAGACACTAGAGGTTATTGGAGAATACCAAGGAAAGGCGGCACCCGATTTATATGCTAATATGTTAAATCAGGTAGGCAGAGAGTTTGGAAATGCGATGGTCGTCGTAGAGAATAATAGTATCGGTTATACGGTTCTTGATAAATTAGTTGAGTTTGCATATCCGAATATATATTATTCTGTTAAATCAACCCATGAGTATATTGAACAGCATATGGCAGAACACAGTAATTCAGCTATAGCAGGCTTCACAACGTCCTCCAAGACGCGCCCTCTTGTGGTGGCGAAACTAGAAGAGTTTATCAGAAACAAACTAATTACAACATATTCTTCTCGTTTGGCTAATGAATTGAGAACATTTATTTGGACAAATGGAAAACCACAGGCACTAAAAGGATATAATGATGACTTAGTTATGGCATTAGCAATTGCGTGTTGGGTAAGAGACACTGCCCTCCAATCAAATCAGCGCGATTTAAATTATCAAAAAGCCTTTGTTGATGCTATCATAACATCTAGAACAACTTTCGATACTAAAATAAAAGGACAAATAGGCTACAAAAAAGACAACGCTCTTGATAAGATAACAGAAGCACAAGATCTCTATAGTGAGTATATGTGGATTATAAAGTGAGAAAATAAATGGCACCAAGAAACCCAAAACAAGGCAAAAACCCAGTCAATAGACAATCGACATTGTTTAAGAAATTAACGAGATTGTTTTCAGGCCCTATTATCAATTACCGATCTCAGTCGGGTCGAAGAATCAGAAGACAACATCTGGATAAATTTTCCTCTAGATTCAGAAGCGCCTCCGGTCAGCAGTTTAAGAGGCAGGAATATAATCCGCTAGATACTATTGCAGCGAATGCGATCACAAATCAGCGTCGTTCCGAACGATATATTGATTTTGATCAAATGGAGTACATGCCAGAAATAGCATCTTCTATGGACATCTATGCTGATGAAATGACAACATTTTCTAATTTGCGACCAATGCTAAATATCAATTGTTCAAATGAAGAGATTAAGGCAGTTCTTGATATTCTTTATCGCAACGTTATGAATGTTGAATACAATCTATTTGGTTGGTGCCGCACAATGTGCAAATATGGTGACTTCATGCTATATTTGGACATCGACGACAAACATGGTGTCCAATCTACTATCTCGCTACCATTACAAGAAATGGAAAGACTTGAAGGCTTGGACGCAACAAACCCAAATTATGTCCAATATCAGTGGAACTCTGCTGGAATGACCTTTGAGAATTGGCAGATAGCTCACTTTCGAATTCTTGGAAATGATAAGTATTCACCCTATGGCACTTCTGTATTAGAACCGGCCCGCCGAATATGGCGCCAGCTTGTGCTCATGGAAGACGCCATGATGGCATATCGTATCGTGCGCTCCTCCGAACGTCGTGTGTTTAAAATTGATGTGGGGGCGATCCCCCCACAGGACGTTGAGCAGTATATGCAGAAAATTGTGTCACAACTTAAAAGGCATTCAATTGTCGATAAAGATACTGGTCGAGTTGATTTGCGCTACAACCCCCTCTCTATTGAGGAAGATTATTACATTCCAGTCCGCGCAGGCTCTGCTACAGATATAACAAATATTGCCGGCGGCTCAAACACAACTGAAATTGATGATATCAAATATCTTCGTGATAAACTCTTTTCGGCATTAAAAGTTCCTCAATCATATCTTACGATGGGAGAAGGGGCCACTGAGGATAAAACCACACTAGCCCAAAAAGATATTCGTTTTGCGAGAACAGTACAGCGATTACAAAGAACCGTTATCCACGAGCTAGAGAAAATTGGTATCATTCACTTGTATACTTTAGGCTTTAGAGGAGACGATTTAATCAACTTTACGCTATCGCTTAACAACCCATCTAAGATAGCAGAGTTGCAAGAATTAGAGCATTGGAAGATGAAGTTTGATATTGCTGGCTCTGCCACCGAGGGCTATTTCTCGCGCCGTTGGGTCACAGAGCATATTTTCAATATGTCACATGAGGAGTTTGTCCGCTGCCAGCGAGAAATGTATTATGATCGTAAGCAAGACGCGTCTTTGCAGGCGGTAGCTGAAGCGACGGCCGCTGGAGGGCCCGGCGCCCTCGGCGGAGAAGCCGGCGGCGAACTCGGCGGGGACCTCGGTGGGGAACTCGGTGGGGAACTCGGCGGAGAAGCTGGCGGCCCTGAACTTGATCTTGGCGCCGAAGAGGGGGGTGAGCCCGGTGGCGAAGAGTCCGCCCTTTTGGCAGCACCTCCGGGTCACCGTGACGCCCCACGCCTGACGCCAGGAGCAAAAGGAAAAACATATTATCCCGTTAAAACAGATTCTCGCCCAGCCGGCGCTCGAACCAGAAATTATTCTAAGATTGCTACGCCGGAAATTAATACCTATAGAACAAATAATTTAGGGGCTTCAGAGCTAAGATCTTTAGCAAGGGGTATTTATGAGCAAGAAGAGCCTATTTATTCATTGAGAGAACAGAACGAAGAGAGGCAAGTTTTGCAGCTAAACAGCTCAGTAAAAATTCTTATTGAAGAATTAGAAGCCAAGAAAGAAACAATAATGGAGCAACAAGATGAGAGCTAAACATAATAAAAAACGAAACACTGCTTTTGTTTATGAGGCGCTGATTAAAGAAGCAACAATAGCTATCCTTAAAAAAGAACAAGATAAGCACAAAGAGGCAATTCGAATCATCAGAGAGCATTTCGGCCCAGATTCGTTATTAAAAAGAGATTTGGAATGCTATCGTTCTCTTTATGAAAATCAAGACTTAGATAGAGAGACAAGTGAAAAGATTTTAAAAGAAGCAACAACCTCTAAGCGCTTGCTGGATCCGAACTCGCTATTCACCCAGCAAACAAAAATGATTAATGATGTTAACAAAAATTTGTCGCCTTCCGTGTTTAATAATTTTGTTCCAAACTATAAAGTGCTGGCGACCATTAGTAAAATGTTCAACACTTCTTCGCCAAAAGAAAAAGTTATTCTAGAAAACAAGATAGTGGAAGACATGTCCAATGAAGTAGAAACGGCGGGAGATCTCCAGCCGATTGATAATCTTGTTTATACGACCTTTGTAAATAAATTTAATAAAAAATATTGTGATGATTTGTTAGAAGAACAAAAATATCTTTTGACACATTATATCACTTCCTTCGTAGATAATTCCTTAGAATTAAAAATATTCTTAAACGAAGAGATCGGCAGGCTTAAGGTAAAACTCTACGAAGCCAAAAAGGTTGATGAGATTCGAGGCGACGACGCAATGCTTGCAAAAACTGACAAGATCGCAGATCGATTAAGCGAGTACATCAATGAGCCGGTAAGCGAAAAGGTCATACTAACAGTTTTAAAAACTCAACAACTTGTAAAGGAAATCTACGAAGATGGCAGTAGTAGTTAATATAGTTCCGATCCCAGAGCCGATTAAAATAAAAGTCGGTGATGCTGCAATAAAGCCCACACCATCAATTCGGCTGGAGCTTAATATTCGCAAGAGCCTTAGTGGCGATCTGATGATATTCGATCATGCAGATATTGACATTGTTTTGTCCGGAAAAAACAACAAGATTACAGCCTTCCCAAAAGAAACCATGAACGATTTAGTATATGGGGCTCAGAATAGACTATTTGCTTTTCTTCGCAAGAAAGGAATTGTGTTGGCGGAATCAGTTCAAGGCGGCTCTTTTTATGGCGCAATTGAGGGCGTCTTGGAAGCCCCCTATGATGATAAAATAAATGCAGCTAAAATGGCATTGATAAATATTAGTAAGTTTATTGATGAAGAGCGTCCTTATTTCGAAAGCGTAGAGGCTCAAATCGCAGGCTTCGACGATGAAGTGACAGAGCCTGATAAGACAGACTCCACGGAGCTTGGCGAAGTGCCCCAGAAGGACAGGCAAGGCTCAATTCGCCCGGG